TTCGAGCAGAGCGATCTTTCAACCTCGGGTGGATACCAATAAAGTTTAAGGGCGGCGGATGAAACTATCAGACTTCAATCATAAAAATAACATAGAAGTAACCGAGACCTATCCTTTTTCTCATACAAACGTTTTATCCGAAGTTGAATCCAAAGAAATCAAAAGACACACAGGTCAAACTGTTAATGCACATATCGATTTAGAATTAACCACACGTGAAAACGTTGGTGTTACTTTTACATCTAACGTTAAATCCTACATGACAGATTGGAATATGCACAAAAACTTTGAGAGTTTTGCACACATTGGAAATATTGCTTGTCGTGTAGCGAAAAAAATCTCTGCGAATATGTTTAAACCCAATATGTTTATTGGAGAGAGCTGGGGTATTGTTTACAATAAAGGAAAACATACCAAACGTCATAGTCATTGGCCGTACACTTACGCATTTGGTTATTATTTGACAGATTGTGACACGAGTCCTTTACTTTTTCCTACTGCTAACAAGAAAATATATCCTAAAAAAGGTGATCTTATTGTATTTCCTGGTCATGTACAACACGAAGTAGCAACAATTGAAGACAATATTGAAAGAATTATGGTCGCTGGAAATCTATTTCATAGTTGGGAAACGACAAAAGAAACAGAAATTGAAAATTATTTTGGACAAAAGCATATACGATGAAAGAATTTGACTATAACATAGACTACAAGCACACAATGTTTAGACCAAATGATACTCGTTATCGTATTGGTCGTGGTGAACAAGGAGTATTACTGGTTCGTCCTTATACAGAGAACATATGTCAACATTGGCGATTTAAAACCGTGGCGATTGCAAAAAAATCAGCCAAAACTATTTACGAGATGTATGTTGATTACAAAAAAATACATGATTTTGTTGGTATGGATATGTGTAGAAAGTTTTTAGAGATGGGTTTTACCCGAGCGAGGCGTTATGCGAACCATAAAGATGGTCGAAAGTATGTACAAACTCACGATGAAAAGTTTAGACCACTACCACAAGCAAAGGATTGGGCAACAAATGAGAAAGCAAAAGCCGCTCGTGTCTTTAAAAAGTATAGAGATTTAGTAACTCAAGATGAAACTTACATCGAAATGAGAAAGTCATGGCGTCAACATGAGAATAGTACTATATAAATCCCCCTCAAAGTATATGGTTCATGATTTTAAAGCAGATGAACTATTAGATATCCTTGACATTGTTAAACAACTTGGAATAAAATATTATGTGATTGCGTACTAAATAATCACATGGCAAAAAATCCTCAGCACTATATGGGTCTAGATGGCTTTAAATGGTTTGTTGGAGTTGTAGAAGATAATAACGACCCTGATAAACTAGGAAGAGTCAAAGTAAGATCATATGGTTTCCATACAAAAGATTTAACAGATATACCAACGGATAGTTTACCGTGGGCGTCTGTTATGTCGCCAACAAATGACACATCGATGCAAGGTATCGGTAAGTTTTCTAAAATAGTAAACGGAACTTGGGTAGTTGGTTTCTATATGGATGCAGCTGAGATGCAAAATCCTATTGTCATGGGAACTCTCAAAGGTAAACCCTCTTACAAAGACAAACGTTTTGGTTTCTCTGACCCTAATGACGTATACCCCGAACAAAAAAATTCTAACTCTGGTCATGGTACTGATAAAGATAATAATGATTATACTACAGAAACACAATTTATTGAGAGTGATGTTAATAGACTTGCGAAGAATGAAACAGATTTATCGCATACAGTACTAACAACTAAAGAAGAAGGCCGAAGCAAAACAATACCAATCGCTAATTCCGATGAAACTTTTGATGAACCAGCATCTACTTACGCAGCTGTATACCCTGACAACAATGTAATAGAAACTTCATCTGGTCACATAAAAGAATATGACGATACAACAGATGCAGAAAGAATTCATGAATATCATAAGTCAGGTACGTTCTATGAAATAGATAAGGACGGAAATAAAGTTACTAGAATAGTTGGTGACAATTATCAAATAGTCGCTGGTAAAGAATTTGTTAATGTCAAAGGTGATGTCAATCTTACTATTGACGCAAACTGTAATACTTACGTCAAGGGTGATTGGAATATACAAGTTGATGGTAACGTTATAGAAAACATTAAAGGAACTTACGATCAAAATGTAACAGGCGATAGTACAATTGACGCAAAAACAATTAATCTCAATAGCGGAACTAAAGGTGCAGCTCGTCTAGACGATCAAGTTGATACAGGCGATGACCCTGCAGGTATATCAGGTTCTGATGGTTCAAACAAAATAGAAAGCGCATCAACAACTGTAATCATTGGCGATTAATCTCTAGACTTTTTGTATAAATAATAAAAGTAGTAGGAGATTTTTTCGATGGCATCAAGACCAGGTAGATTGGGATATGACTCTCAATCAATAAATTCTAGTAATAAATCTACAAGAATATATAGAGACTTAGATTTATTCTTTAAAAAAAAGGGCACAGACTCAGATGTTGGTAGAGTCGAAGATATACAAGCCGTTAAACGTTCAATCAGAAATCTAGTACTACTTAACGAATATGAAAAACCATTCCACCCTGAAATACATGGTGGGGTGAGAGACATGTTGTTTGAAAACATGACTCCTATTGTGGCTAATATTATTGCAAGAAAAGTTGAAGATGTAATTAATAACTTTGAACCAAGAGCAAGATTAGTTTCAGTTAGAGCAATACCTAATATGGATAACAATGCTTATGAAATTAGTATATCTTTTTATGTTGTTAATGCACCTACTGAATTAGTTGATTTATCAATTATGTTAGAAAGAATACGATAATGGCAACGACTATAAAGAAAAGAAATTTAAGAGTAACAGAATTAGATTTTGACGCAATCAAATCAAATTTAAAAATATATTTAAAAGCTCAAGAAGAGTTTAAAGATTATGACTTTGATGGTTCAGGTATCGATGTTCTATTAGATACATTAGCTTACAATACACACTATCTAGGTTTCAATGCTAACATGTTAGCAAATGAAATGTTTTTAGATACAGCATCATTAAGATCGTCAGCTGTATCACATGCAAAAACTTTAGGATATGAAGTTAGATCAGCCACAGCTCCAATGGCGACAATAAACATTTCACTTAAAACAGATTCTACTTCAAAGACAATGAATGCTGGAACAGCGTTTACTACTACACTTGATGGTATTAGTTATCAGTTTGTTACTATTGCTGATGTTACAGGTGCCAAGTTTGGAAACTCTGTAAACTTTGATGCACAAAAAGTTTATGAAGGTACTTATGTCACTACAAGATATACTGTAAACACTACAGACCTAGAACAAAGATTTATATTAAGAGATAACAGAGCAGATACTTCTACACTAACCGTGCAAGTTCAAAACTCTGCCTCAGATTCTACTACAACAACTTACACAAAAGCAACAGACATAACTCAACTTGCTACTGACTCTACTGTTTACTTCTTACAAGAAATAGAAAACGGAAGACATGAAGTTTACTTTGGTGATGGTGTTGTTTCTAAAGCTGTTGATGATGGTAACATCGTTATACTAAAATACGTTGTAACTAATAAGTCAGATGCAAATGGTGCTTTCATATTTACACCACCTGCAAGTATCGATGGCGTAACTGATATTACTTTGACAACTGTTGAAAGAGCAACTGGTGGAGCAGAACCAGAAACTATTCAATCAATAAAATTAAATGCACCTTTAGATTATGCATCGCAAGGTAGATGTGTAACCACTGGTGACTATGAGGTTTATGTAAAAAGATTATTCCCACAAACACAAGCAGTTTCAGTATTTGGTGGAGAGCTTGGTTCTTACAACTCTTCAACTGGTGTAACATCAACACCTGAGTATGGTAAAGTGTTTATCTCTGTAAAATCTACAACTGGTGCAAACTTAACGTCTTCTCAAAAATCTCAATTGATTACTGACTTAGCACCTTTTACTGTTGCATCAATCACACCTGTTGTTGTTGACCCAGAGACTACAAAGTTAAGATTGAATGTAATATTTAATTACGATTCATCAGCAACTACAAAATTAAGTTCAGAATTAGTAACTCTTGTAAATACAACATTAACAGATTATAACTCTAGTACTCTACAAACTTTCAATGGACAATATAGAGCATCAGCAGTTTCTAAATTAATTGATGAGTCAGACACAGCTATTTTAAATAACACAACATCTGTAAAACTATCTAAAGATTTTACACCAGAACAAGGCACAACCAAATCTTATAACGTTGCGTTTAACAATGCAATGTTTCACCCAGAGGATGGTTATCTAAAAGCAACTGGTGGTGTGCTATCTTCCTCTGGTTTTAAAGTTGGTACGGATACAGAAACAGAATTCTTTTTTGACGATGATGGTTCTGGTAATTTAAGAAGATATGCTTTGATTGGTACAACACGTTCTTACTTTGATAATGAAGCTGGAACTATAGATTATACTTCTGGTTATATTACAATTAACAATATTAATTTTACTGCAATATCAAACGTTGATGGTTCTACATCGACTGCAATTAGATTAATTATGACACCAGCATCAAATGATATTGTGCCTGTAAGAAATCAATTACTTGAAATAGATTTTGCGAACACTACTATTACAGCTCAAGTTGATAGTGCGTCTACCTCTGGTACATCATATAGTGTGTCTGGGTCTGGTACTTCTACTACTACTACAACCACGACCACAGGTAGCACAACTACATCGACATCAAGCTCATCTAGTTCATCTGGCTCAAGTGGAAGCTCAGGAAGTTCGTACTAGAATGAGATGCTATGTCTAATGACCCTAAACTAATAAACAAAGTATCACAACAAATCGAAACTCAGTTACCTGATTTCGTAAGATCAGATCATACTATTTTTAAAGATTTTGTTGAAGACTATTTTACATTTCTAGAGTCAGCAAAAATAACTTTAGACTTCACGACAAACTATGTAATTCTAGAACCAGAAACAAAACAATATCTATTATCTGAAAACGGAATACTTGGTGCAGCTGTAGATAGAATAGTTTTAGAAGATAGTACAGAATATACAGCAGGTGAAACTGTAAAAGGTCAAACGTCTGGTGCAGAGGCAAAAGTAATTGTAGAAGATGTAAGAAACGTTTCTTTATATACCACTGCAAACCAAAGATTTCAAATCGGAGAAACAATCAAAGGACTAACTTCTGGTGCAGAAGCTAAGATTGTTACTTACAAAGCAAACCCTGTCCAAAACATTCAACAACTTTTAGATTACGCAGATACAGATAATACTTTATTTGAATTTTTTGATCAAGTAAGAAATTCATTCATGGCAACTATTCCAAATAGTTTAGCAAGTGAAGTATCTAAAAGAAAATTAGTAAAAAATATTAAAGACTTATATTCATCCAAAGGAACTAAAGAAGGTCATAAGACCTTTATGAAAATATTATTAAATGAGAACTCTGAAATATTTTATCCTAATGAAAACATGTTACGAGTATCAGATGGTAATTGGCGTAATCAAATTTTAATTAGAGTTGCATCTAGTGGTAATGCTACAGGTCAAGAAGCTATTAACCAAGTTATTACTGGTGGAACTTCAGGTGCAACTGCTGTTGTAGCATCAGCATCTACTTTCCAACAAGGTACAACGTCTGTAATAGAATTTGCTTTAGAAAATGAATCACAAGGTGCAAGTTTTCAAACTGGTGAGACTATAACTTGTATATCAAACTCTGTAGATTTAGAAATTGAGTTTGTTGTAAAAACAGTTATTAATAAAGCAAACTTAAGCAATGATGGTATTCTACATTCTGAGTCTGAAGCAACAGTTATTGACAGCGATAAAGGAAATGGTTTTGCAGATGTATTAGTTAACAGTTTAAAATCTGGTTCAGTATCAGATACTTTCATACAAGATGTTGGTACTGGTTATAGACTTGGTGAGAAAGCAATATTTTCTACAGGTGGTGGTATCAATGCAGCTGAAGGTATTATATCAATACTTGGTGGAGGTGTAGAATTAGAAACAGCTACAGATACAACATCAGGCAATTTATTAAAAGAGATTGGAACTACATCAAGCTCTGAAGAATTTAACATACAATTAGAATCAAATGAAACAGGTAATGGTCCTTACTATATTCTTGCCACTGGTGAGACTGTAGTTGGTGGTGATCAACAACTTGGTGGTGGACGAAAAGGTTACTACTATCCATTGTTCTTAACTGCAGCTGCAGCTGGTGGAACTGATAGCTCTAACCCATTTAAGTTTATAGAGTTTCCTGGCAAAACTTTTTATATGCCAAGTTCAGAAAGAAACTATGGTTTAGCTAATCCACCTACTACACAATACAATTCTGAAACTCAAGTATCTTACCCTGTTACAGAAAACGATAAGATTGTTTTGAATGGTACTGATTCATCTAGTTCAAATGCAAATGATAGAATTATTACAGATGAAACTCAAACAACCTTAGATACTTTTGGTGATGACACCGATCAGATATTTTTAGAACCTGGCACTTTTGGTAGTTCTACTGCATCATCTATTAATAAAATATTTTTAAATGATAAAGGTCAAGGTTACAAATCTATTCCTACTATTAGTTTTGAAACTGTTAGTGGTTCTGGTGCAAAAGTTTTAGCATTAACAAAAGACATTGGTGCTATAGAATCATTAAAAGTAAATGACTCTGGTTTTGATTATGACGCAAGCGATTTACCAGACATGCGTTTCAGAGCTCACTTCATATTAAAAAATATTACAGGTTCGTTTGTTGCAGGTGAAACTCTTACATCTCATACAGGTGAAGTAAAAGCTTGGAACCCTACTACTCAACAATTAGATATTACTTTAGAAGACATTATAAAAATAAGACATGAACAAGCAACTACTTTTAACGCACCTTTTGTGCAAGAAGATACAAGAGGACTTGCAGGTCATAATGTTCTTATGGAAGAAGTTCAAGATATAGTTGGTACACCAAATGATAATATTATATTAGATGGTACAAGTATTGCTACACCAGCGACAAGATTAATAAATGTTGTTGTTAAAAAAGTTAGAAATGCTGATGATACTGCAAATGTATTTGAAATTAATAATGAGAGACAAAAAAGTTTAAAATTAGTTGAAGGTAATACTTACTACTTTGATTTATCAGATAGTTCTTTAGGAGATAGTTTAGCTACAAACAGACATCAATTAAGATTTTCTACTACACCAAATGGCACACATGCAGATGGTACAGCTTATACAACTGGTGTAACTGAGTCCCCTATTACAATTCAAACAGGTACTACTGGTGCATACATTCAAATAACAATAGCTGCAAATGCACCTACACTTTATTATTATTGTGTCAATCATTCTGGTATGGGTGGAGTTATAGAAACTAATACACCACAAAGTTTTGTAA